ACAGCTAGGTTTAGGAGAAGTTAATGTTAGGTGCACTACTAGGACCAATTAGCAGTCTAGCTGGTACATGGCTAGAGGGACACGTAGCTGAGAAGAAAGCTAAGTCTGAAGCTAAGATTACTACAATTAGAAGTGAAGCTAAGATAAAAGAAAGACAGGCAACTGGAGAAATAGATTGGGACATAGCACAGGCTAAAGCGAGTTCAAGTAGCTGGAAAGACGAGTGGCTTACAGTTTTGTTCTCAATACCTTTGGTGCTTGCGTTCATTCCCGGTTGTGAAGACATAGTTCAAATAGGGTTCAATCAGCTACAGCTTATGCCTGATTGGTATAAGTATGCCCTTTCTATAATCGTAGCAGCGTCATTTGGAGTACGTGGTGCTACTAAGCTATTTAAAAAGTAAGGAGATAAAAACATGGCAGAAGAAAATGTAATCGTTGACAAAGCAGCGTATCAATCTAATAGACGTTATATGGCATGGACTGCACTAGCTACAATGCTTATCGCTACTACTGCTGTACTAATATGGCCCGGTAGGTTTGCAGCAGCAGACAGTATTCTTATGATGATGTATGGTTCATTGTCTGCACTAGTTGGTGCGTACTTTGGCTTTGCAATGCCTAAGAAGAAATAGATGAAGTATAATACTAGCCAGTTACTCGACATGCTTATTAGAGATGAGGGTCTAGAACTAAAAGTTTATAAAGACACTTTAGGTATAGACACTATAGGTGCAGGTAGAAACTTAAGAGATAGACCACTGACTGTTGCACAATTGCAACACTTAGGGTTATCCGATATGCAGGACTTATATGATAATGGGATAACACTCTATGGTGCTAGATACATACTTAGGATCGATGTCGATATTGCTGAACGCGAACTCATTACTGCTCACTCTTGTGTGGAGTTTTTAAATGCCCCACGACAAATGGTCTGTGTTAATATGGCATTCAATTTAGGTGTACCTAGATTAAAGCTATTTATAAATATGTGGTCTGCTATACATCGTAAGGACTATGATCGTGCAGCAGTTGAGATGTTAGACAGTAGGTGGGCAGAGCAGGTAAAAGGTAGAGCTACAAGACTAAGTGACATAATGAGAACTGGAGAATTAAATGGGTAAAGAACCAACTAAAGAACCACGAATTGATAAACTTAGAAAAGCTGTGGGTCTTAAAGGACAATCTGAAGCATCAAGGAGTGTGTATCAAACAGGTCCACGTAAAGGTCAACCAAGAAATGTAAACAAACTTTTTAAACAGGGCAGTACACAAAAAACAACAAATAAAAAAATGGTTTCGGGAACACCGGGAGAATCTGTTAAAAAATTAGTAGACAGAGTAAAAGGTAGAAAAGAAGCTACTACTAGGTTAAAACAAAGAACTAAAACAGGGCAGTTAAAATCTATTAAAGAAGGTCGTAAGTCTCAATTTAGTAAGAAGCCAACTCCAAAACCTACAGCTATTCTTAAAGCTACACCAGCATCAGTAATAGCTGGAATGTTTGTAGATTCAAGTCCTACTAATATGGAATCTTATACATCTACAGATGGTAAAAAATATAATTTACCCGATAGTATGGTTAAAAAATTAGAGAGAATAAAAACAGATAATAATAGAAGTAAAGCTAATAATTATAATTTTGAAAAAGCATATGACGTAGCTGGTAAAAATGGACAGGCTACTTTTAAATGGGATGGACGATCTTATAAATCTGGAGTATATGATAAAGTTAAAACTAAAATAAAAGAACTATCACAAAATGAAGTACCTATTATTATTGAAGGTGCATATTTAGGAAAACGTAAGCAGACTATGACAGAAGGTGCAAAAAAAGTTAGAAAAAATGAAGAGCCTAAACGTGCGTCTAAAACAGGACTGCCTAAAAATAGAGGACCAAAAATAAAATGACTAGACAGTACACAGAAAATCAGGTAAAATTCTTAGATGTACTATTTGACGATGCTGGTGGGGATGTAGCTACGGCTAAGAAACTAGCTGGCTATGCAGAAGGTACATCTACCACAGTAGTCGTTAGGAGCCTCAAGGAAGAGATACTAGACGCAACACAGCAGTATATGGCACGGAATGCTCCTAAAGCTGCTGTAGCGATGGCTAGTGCGTTATTAGACCCTACTGAGTTAGGACTTAGGGATAAGATGTCAGCAGCAAAGGAACTACTGGATCGTACAGGTCTGGTTAAAACTGAGAAGCTACAGGTAGAAGCGAGTGGTGGTGTGATGTTAATGCCACCTAAGAAACAAAGTGACGATGACGATTAATGGATAGGAGTTTAGGCAAATGGAAATTACCACAACCAACAGATATAAAGGAAGAAAATGAGTGGCTACCTGTACCACGTATTGCTAGAACAGTCCCATTCGGATATGAAGTTGACCCCGAAGACGAAGACTTGTTATTGCCAATACCTAAAGAACTGGACCATCTTGAAAAAGCTAAAGCGTATGTGCGACAGTATTCGTTGCGACAGGTTGCAGCATGGCTGAGTACAAACACAGGAAGATATATATCACATCTTGGACTACAGAAAAGAATAAAGCATGAGCGACAGCGTAAGGACAAAGCTAGAAGCCTCCGTCAATGGGCAGACTATGCGGAAAAGGCGATCAAGAAAGCCAAAGAAATNGAAGAAAGTAGACTTGGTGCAAAGCGAGTCCACACCACAGAAAGTAGAGTATGATACATCTGCCATTGAACAAGAAGCTAACGTACTGTTCAAACCGAATACAGGACCACAGACAGAGTTTCTAGCTGCACCAGAACGTGAAGTACTATATGGTGGTAGTGCAGGTGGNGGTAAGAGTTATGCAATGTTAGCTGATCCATTACGATATATGGGTCATCCTGCATTTAGCGGATTGTTATTAAGGCACACAACAGAAGAGTTACGAGAATTAATATCTAAGTCACAAGAACTATATCCTAAAGTCTGGCCGGGAATCAAATGGTCAGAGAGAAAGATGCAGTGGACCGCACCATCTGGTGCAAGACTTTGGATGTCATACTTAGATCGTGATGATGATGTCATGCGCTATCAGGGTCTAGCTTTTAGCTGGATAGGTTTTGATGAGTTAACTCAGTGGTCTAAGCCTTATGCATGGAACTACATGAGATCTCGTCTACGTTCCACTGCCCCTGATTTAGATGTGTATATGAGAGCAACGACTAACCCCGGAGGACCGGGACATGGCTGGGTTAAGAAGATGTTTATTGATCCAGCACCATACGATACAAGTTTTGCTGCGACAGATATAGAAACAGGAGAAGCATTAAAGTATCCAGCAGGTCATAGCAAAGCAGGTAAGGCATTATTTAAACGTAGGTTTATACCTGCAAGGTTATCAGATAACCCATACCTAGCTGGAACAGGTGACTACGAAGCAATGCTACTGTCTCTACCTGAACACCAGCGTAGGCAGTTGCTAGAGGGCGATTGGGATATTAAAGAAGGTGCAGCCTTCACAGAGTTTAGTAGGTATGTACATGTGGTTGAACCATTCGACATACCAAATAACTGGGTTAAGTTTAGGGCATGTGATTATGGTTATGGTTCTTATAGTGGTGTTCTTTGGTTTGCTGTTACGCCAGATGAGCAACTTATAGTATATAGAGAGTTATATGTATCAAAAGTACTAGCAACAGATTTAGCTGATATGGTACTTGACTTAGAAGTAGGAGATGGTAATATAAAGTATGGAGTACTCGATAGCTCTGTATGGCATAAACGAGGTGACACAGGACCATCACTTGCAGAACAGATGATTAATAAAGGCTGTAGGTGGAGGCCATCAGATAGAAGTAAAGGAAGTAGAGTGTCAGGTAAGAACGAAATACATAGAAGACTACAGATAGATGAGGATAGTGAACAACCTAGATTAGTATTCTTTTCTAACTGCACAGAACTAATTTCACAATTACCTGCATTACCTCTTGACAAACGTAACCCAGAAGATATAGATACACATGCAGAAGATCACTTGTATGACGCATTACGATACGGAGTTATGTCAAGACCTAAGTTTAATTTATTTGATTACGATCCTAGCAAACGACCACCAAGCACCATGCCAGTAGCAGATGCTGTATTTGGATATTAAGGAAAAAAATAATGACAGATGAATTTATAATGGAAGAAGACGCTATACATCTAGAGGACGCAGAAGAGTCCAAAGATGAAGACATTGCAAATCTAGTACCATTTATCATCGACAGATATAAACGAGCAGAGGACTTTAGGTATCAGGATGAAGAACGCTGGATTAAAGCGTACCGCAACTATAGAGGTTTGTACGGCACAGATGTACAGTTCTCAGAAGCAGAACGATCACGTGTCTTTATTAAAGTAACTAAGACTAAAACACTTGCTGCGTATGGACAGATAGTCGATGTACTATTTGCAAATAATAAATTTCCATTGTCTATTGACCCTACGCAACTACCAGATGGTGTAGCAGGTGACGTACACTTTGATCCAAAAGAATCTCCTGAAGTACGAGAGGTTATGGACAGTCCGTATGGCTTTGCTGGTGACGGTAAGGACTTACAACCGGGTGACACTCAGAATACCCTAAACGAAAGATTGGGTGAATATGCAAATAAACTAGGAGAGATAGAGGGTGTTAGAGAAGGTGTTGGTAGAACTGGTACGGCAATTACGTTTAGCCCTGCTCTTGTGGCAGCAAAGAGGATGCAGAAGAAGATACACGATCAGCTAGAGGAATCAGGTGCTAGTAAGCATTTAAGAAGTACCTCATTTGAAATGGCTCTGTTTGGTACAGGTGTTATGAAAGGGCCATTCGCTATTGACAAAGAGTATCCTAACTGGGACGATGAGGGTGAGTACAATCCAGTAATTAAAACTGTACCACAAGTATCACATGTATCAGTGTGGAACTTCTACCCAGACCCAGACGCTAACAATATGGATGAGGCACAGTATGTGATAGAACGACATAAGATGTCACGTTCACAACTACGTGCATTAAAGAAACGCCCATACTTTAGAGACAGTGTAATTGATGACGTTATCACAAGAGGTGAGAACTACGAAAAGCTGTACTGGGAAGATGACCTATCTGACTATGCACCACAGCATGACATAGATCGTTTTGAAGTTATGGAGTACTGGGGTACAGTAGACATTGAGCTACTAGAAGAACAGGACATAACAATACCTAAAGATCTACAGGATCTAGATGAGCTACAGGCAAACATCTGGGTATGCAATGGTAGACTACTACGTGTTGTACTTAATCCATTTAAACCTGCACGTATACCTTATATGGCAGCACCCTATGAACTTAACCCATACAGTTTCTTTGGTGTAGGTATTGCAGAGAACATGGACGATACCCAAACTCTAATGAATGGTTTTATGCGTATGGCAGTAGATAATGCTGTGCTGTCAGGTAACTTACTCATTGAGGTAGATGAAACAAACCTAGTACCGGGGCAGGACTTAACAGTGTATCCCGGTAAGGTATTTAGAAGACAGGGTGGTGCACCGGGACAGGCACTATTTGGTACAAAGTATCCTAACGTATCTAGTGAGAACATGATGATGTTTGATAAAGCTAGACAGCTATCAGATGAAAGTACAGGCTTTCCATCGTTTGCTCATGGTCAAACAGGTGTAGCTGGTGTAGGTAGAACTGCATCAGGTATATCTATGTTGATGGGTGCAGCAGCAGGTGGTATTAAGACAGTTATTAAAAACGTAGATGATTATTTACTTAGGCCATTAGGAGAAGGACTGTTTCAGTTTAATATGCAGTTTGATTTTGATCCTGACATTAAAGGTGATCTTGAAGTATCTGCACGTGGAACAGAAAGTTTAATGGCTAATGAAGTACGTAGCCAAAGATTGATGCAGTTTTTAGGTGTTACATCTAATCCAGCACTTGCACCTTTTGCAAAATTCAATTATATTATACGTGAGATTGCAAAGTCTCTTGACCTTGATCCAGATAAGGTCACAAACAATATGGATGAGGCAGCTATACAAGCTGAGATTATGAAAGGTCTACAACCTGATCAACCACCAGCAGGTGCACCACAGCCACCAGCAGGAGCTAATCCAATGGACACATCAGGAGCAGGAGGAGGAACAATTGGAACAGGACAAGCACCAGTACCCGGAGAACAAGGGTTTAGTGGGCCACCGCAAGGAGCTGCTCCAGAAGCTCCGACCCCTAGTCAGCAACAGCCACCAGTGGGAACTATTCAGTAGTTATTTAGATTCTATGATTGATAGTGAAAGAAAGACGTTAGAACAATCTACCGATATAGTTATAATGCACAGAGCGCAAGGATCAATCAGTGCATATCAGAAACTTAAACAACTAAGGGAACATGTAAATGGTTCTTAGTAGGATAGCAAAAATAAAAGACTTTGTAGATCCAGCACTTGATGCTGTTAAGAAAAATATGGACCTTAAAGGTATGCAAGAATTTGCTACACCTACAAAAACAGTAGGACCAAAAGGAAAGAAACGTGTTGTTAGAGATCCTAATCAAAAAACAATAGTAACAGCTAAAGAAGAAGTACTAGAAGAATTAGATCCAAGTTTAAAAAGAGCAGTAGAAAGTGAAGAAGCTTCTTCAATTATGCCAGTTCCTTCTAGATTAATTAACCCAGATAAAAAAGGTTTTAGCTCTGGTGTTTCTGGTATGATAAATAGATTAGCAAATTCTCCACCTGATATAGATTATGGTGAATATATAGATTTAACAAAACAAAAAATTGCTACGGGTGCTGTGTATAGAAATGCATATATAGGTACTACTACTTCTGCTAAAAAAACTGAAGGTAGTAATAAAGTTACATTTAGAGCTATACCAGAATCTGATAGTATTGACGAGTCTAAATTAACATTACCTAAGATGAAAGAAAATTTTAAAAATAAAACAGGAGAAACTGGAAAACAAGTAAATGCTAATCTATTACAACCAGAAAGATTTAGCGTACTTTTAGACGGAAAAGAAACTAGATTAAATAATCCTATAGTATCTGTACATTATAATGAGAGTGGTGGAAAACATTATTATTCTTTACACAGTCAGTTTGTTGGACCTGTTGTAATGAATAAACAGAAACAAGCTACTCCTAATTTAAAACCAGCTACAATAGGTAGTATTGAAAATGGATTGGGTAATCAAGTTGGGACTATAAGAATATATAAAGGTGCAACAGAAAAAAGCCCATCTAATTATACAGATCATCCTTTATATGATTACATAGAAGTAGATGGAACAGCAGCTAGTTCTCCTGATGCACCTATGTCATTAGAATCTAAATTTAACAAAGGTGGAGCAGTAACAATGCAAAGACAAATGGAAATGTTTAATGATGGTGGTTTAAAAGACCAAGGAAATACTACAGATCCTGTGTCTGGTAATGATGTACCTTCAGGCTCACTTAAAGAAGAGGTACGTGATGACATAGATGCAAAGCTAAGTCCGGGTGAGTTTGTATTTCCTGCTGACGTTGTACGCTTTATTGGTTTAGAAAAACTAATGATGATACGTGACAAAGCTAAGAAGGGTCTATCTCGTATGGAAGAGATGGGTCAGATGGGTAACTCTGATGAAGCTACAATAGATGATGACGTACCATTTGGTATGGAAGATTTAATTATTGTTAGTGGTGGACCAGATGTTAAAATGAACGAAGGTGGTATGGCAGACTATGGAAATAGATTTGATCAACTAGTAGGGCAACCTATGTTTGAATCTGTAACAAAAGTATTTGAAAATGAAAGAGGACAAAAACTGTTTATACCATTTGTGCGAGGCCAACCTGTATACCAACCACCCGAAGGTTATCGTGAAGTTACTGAGCGAGATTTACAAACCGAGGTTAGAGATCCAACCGCAGCTACTAGAAATATACCTGTAGCAACTGGTTCAATGGATGAAAATGTACCGGGTGATCCTATTAATACTAATATTGATTCACAAGGTAACATTTTACCACAGGAATCTGCTGGTGGTGAGATGCGAGGTAATGCTGGTACAGAAAAATCAATGGACGAAATGAGCGTGGCTGAACAGGTAGCAGCTGGAAACTTTGCTATAGATAATCCCGGTATAGCACAATTTGGAGCTAACTTAGGAGATCTTGCTGAAAGGGCTATGGTAGATGGTTTTATAGGAGGATCGGCTCCGGGTCCAATAGGAGGAGCGATAGCGAGGGGCGTACGA